GTTTTGAGGCTCCGTTCGATGTAAATCACGCCTCGACGCTCGGCAACGTACGGGAAGTTCCCGTTGCCCTTCAGGGTCCGCGAACCGTCAATGTACCGTGGAACACCGGTGTCGGTCGTGAGCGGATTGATGCGGTGCGGGTATACGAGATCGCGCTTCGATTCGTCGAGGCATTCGTTCGTTTCGAACCCAACGACCCCGTACATCACACCGTTCTCGATGCCTGCCGGCGGCTCATAGATTCCACCTGGACGCGCCGAATCATTTCGAGCGAACGTGCCAAGAATGATCCCGGACGGCGCAACTGTGATTTGTGCGCCCGATCCAAACACGCTCTTCTGCGGATTGACAATCTTGACGCGCGGCCAGTAAATCGCACCAAACTCGGAAAGGTTTTCGAGAGCAGCGGTCGTTGCTACGTACGTGACAATCTGCGTCGCCGACTGATTTGCTGGAGGGTCCAGAACAGCGAATACCTTCCCGCTACGAGTCGTCTGGCAGTACGTCAACATCGCAACGTGAACCGCCGACGTAGCGCGACCGGGAACGCCCAGCAGTGATAGGTCTTGCACTGTATCGAGCGCGTAAAGGCCGGTACCGGTAGCGGCCGAACCGATGAAGTCGGTATCGTCGATGCTCGTCAACCCATCGTTTCCACCGGTCATCACGATAGATCCATTGCGAGGTCGCGCATACGGAGCCGTAACGTCCAGCGGAGTTGCAGCAATGAGATTCGATCCGGTCGTGCCATCATTCAGGATGGTCGTAACGAACCGCGCGTTCGTCGGATCCATCGACAGGTTCGCCCACGTTTCCACGGGCGTTCCGTCGTCAGTCACGACGACATCGAACGCATCGGCTGCGCCATTCGACGCATCCTTGACTTGAATCGTTAGTCCATTAGCGTATGCGCCGGGCGTTTTACCGTCGAACTTCAGCGTGTCGGTCGTGTCAGCTGGGTTGTCTTTGAACGTCGCCGTTCCCTTCAGCGCAGCGGGCGTACCGGTCGCGTAATGGCACGTTCGCACGACGTATAACTGACTGCCACCGTTTTCGAAGAACCCTTTTGCCGCCAACGGTAGATCCGCGTTCGCAACGAAACCACCGAACACCTTGGCGTACTCGTCGAATGATGTGACAAGCGTTGCGACACCAATCGGACCTCGTTCGGTGATACCGCACATACCGGTAACCGCCGTTGGCGCCGAACCAATCGTACGAGTCGCAGGCGTTTCCTCGGTGACAATGATCTTGGAACTCAATAACGCATTGCCCATAATTTGCTCACTTTCTTCGTGCTCGACTCTGCCGCTTGCCGCCAAGGGCCGCGCTTAAAGACACTTCGTCGTCAGACAGCTCGATGTGCCCGAGTGCTACGGCATCGACGACACTACGAAGCTTCCGCACATTCGAATCGACCGTAGTCGTCTCCAGCGCCAACACGGTGATCGAGCTCGGCACCAATCGCGACGCAATGCCACACGGAAGAGCTTGGACTCTACAATAGCAAACTTCGGGCGTGCAAACCGCGTCGTGGTCAAGCACGAACGTTTGCATCCGATTTAGTTTACTTCGAAGTTCCACTGCTATTCTTCCGCGATTCTCAAGAATTGAAGTTCCGTGCTATCGACCGCGATGTTTCTATCGAGTGCGAGCCCTTCGTCGATATCAACCCCGCGAATTACGAATCGATACGTGAATGCGCGAGAGTCGGCTTGACCGTCAGAACGATAAGACGAACGCAGTTCACCGTCTGGGGACAGTTCCCATTTTACGGTTCCAGCCGATACATTCTCCGGATCTCTCGCGATTTCTACCCACAACTTGCGATTGAAAAACTTGATGATCTCCGCGGAAAGATTGAAGCGTTCTACCTTACCGCGCGCAACGCACGTTAGGTTGAATGCGAGATCTACAGTGAATGGAGATCTTCGACGTTGAAGCTCAATTGAGTTTCCGACGACAACTGGTTCTTCCGACGTCTCGTTCGTAGAATACGTTCGATTCTCTCGAATATCCGGACCACTCACGGCGATCCCCGGAACCGTTGCGACCGCAACCGCACCATTTTCTTGCGTCGAATCGTCGTAATCGACAGAAACTCCAATGTTCGTGTTCGCCAAAATCTGCTGCTTCAGATCTTGCAGCACTTGGCGAACGATCCGAGTCAAGTCGGATTCCTTCGTGAGGTCAGGGCGACGAAACGTAAAAGCGCGCGGAACTACCGTCGACTCACCGGGTACTGGGGACCCAGCGGCGTCTAGATTGTGCACCTCGACGGACACGGATCCCGGGTCGTGTGATGGCGAATATACGTCGGCGACGCTCACGCCCAACGCTTCGCGAACGCCGATCACTTGGGCGACGTGGCCACCGAAGATAACCAAGACGCTCGCAGCGAATCCCGTACCCGTTAGGCGAACCAACTCACCTCCGGCTGATAGGCCTTCAAAAGGATTGACTGCGGTAATCTGAGGGACTGCCATCTACAAGCTGCCTTTCTTGGCGCGCCGACGCGCCCACCCGAGCTTCGCGGCTGCAACGTGCTTCACGCTTTTCTTTCGGGATGGCTTCGACTTTCGCTTGGTTCCGCCACTCCCACCGCTAGCGCCGCCTGCTAGCGGCTGTCCACGCACGCCAGGCGGGCGCATGCCAAAGCCCATCTCCCACGCAACCCGCTCAAGAAACCGATTCTGGGCGCCTTTACGCCACTCCTCGAACGCAGGGCGGAGCCAAGGCCTGGCTGGCACCTGCACGACCACCACGCCCGAACCAGTCCCGTTCGGTATGATCCCCTGCTGCTTCGCCAATACCGCTAGGAATCGACGCATCTTAGGCGTGATGGGGATAACCACCGGCGGTCCGCCATACTCGTGCAGTTCGGCGATATCGACGACGCTACGACCGTCCTCGGACTTCGCCTTCCTCGGGACACCGATAAAAACCTCATCGCCCCGAGCTACGACGGCAACAGAATTGCGCATGTCGGCACGCTCTATAAGTGCCTTCGTACCACCAACTCCGTTTAGCTTACGAGCCGCAAGCGTTGACGCGGCCAACGGCGCAATCGCTGTACCACCAGGGGATTGTTTCGTAAGCCCGACTACAATCTCGTTGCGCAAGTGATGCGCTTCTTGACGTAGCGCAACTTTCATCGCGCGATCCATCCGGGTAGGGGTCGACATCAGCAAGCGACGTGCTTTACCCCAATCGCCAACCGCCTTGATAAAGGCCACTAGAACCCCCTAGGCGAGCGATCTCTAAACTTGACGAACAACAGGTTTCGACACGAATGGTGTAGTCCTAGCCCAAATCCCAAGGGGCGAGATTCAACCACGAAGAGTCCCGGAGGATTCTTGAAGTGCTGAACTACGACGCCTTTACGATCGCGAATCGACACAAGCCTGTCGCTGTTTTGAATGAGCGGAGTTCCGTCAGTATTGACGAGCCCCATTCGCTCAAGGTCTTTCATGTGAAAGACGAGATCGATGACGGTTTGCGGGGTATTACCAGCATCACTCATCTGCAACACTTCGTTCGCAACTGGTTCAACCTGACACGGTGCGAAAACCGCGTCGTGCTCAGATCGCACGAAGTCCGACACGCCGTCATTGTCGGTATCGACTAGAACTGGCTCCTTGAAATCTTCGTCGAACCCGCTCACAAGCGCGCCCGCTCCATCAGGATCCATTGCTCGCGTAGCTCCTGGATCGGCGCGACGAATCTCAGCGTAGAACGAGAACAGAAGTCGACCCCTCATACCGACCCGAACTGCGGCGGGCGACGATATGCCGCGAGCAGTTTGTCCGCGTCAGGGTTGCCCGTGAGCGACGACGCTGTTTCTTTGCGCTCTGCCATGACAATAGCTTGGTCCCGCGTACGCTCCTCAATAACTCGCCACTGGTCGCGCTTCGAGGCAGCTTCCGCGGAAGCCGCTTGCGGGAAACGTTCGACAACGAGCAAGATGCACGCACGCCGTATCGCCCTCGGAACTTGAGGCGCGTTCGTTGCGCTTCGTTCAACGAATCCGAACGTTCCCGAGATTATTACGTTATTGCGCCCTCGAGAAAATAAACTCGAGTGTTTGACGATTCTCGGTGGACCATCGCACAAATTGCCGACGATCTTGCAGTCTTCAGCCGCAACTGAGAACGGAGAATCGTTCACTTCAATCGAGGTAATTGCGATCGGCGGTACCGGAAGTTCAAGAAATCTCGAACCGCGCCCAGAGAGCATGAGCTCAGCCGTGCGCGGCTCGAACCACCATCCGCAAACTCGATCGAGAAGGCGCGTCACCTCGTCGATCGTGTCGGATAGACGCGCGTCGTTCGCCTCGAATTCCGTCACGCCCTCAGCGCGCATGTCGGCGACCGAGGCGTACACGGT